TCGTTCCGGTAGAGCATGCGCGTCATGTCGTAATTTACGATTGACGCTTCGCCTGCCGGATGCTTTGTCGGCCAGAACCGAGTGCCGTAATAACCGACGAACCCGCGCACACCTGAGAACGCAGTCCATGAATACGGAGGCAACATGCGGCTCAGATCGGTAGCGATCATTTCAGTGACGCGGTGCCAAGCTCTACTCAGCCGATTCATCTTCACTCTCGCTCTCTGTGTCACCTTCGACTGTATCGGCATGAACGGCTAGCAATTCTTCCAGCTTCTCGATCAACTGCGCAGCTTCCTCTTGCACTTCCGGCTTTGCCTCGCGAAGACGCTCCACAATTCCTTCGTCTGTGAACGTCGTGCGATCCTCGTTCGTCGTGTGCCGCTCCTGCCGCGAGGACTTTGGCATTCCACCACGGTCGAGGATATCGCCAGCGGCCTGAAGCACAATTTTGTCGTCCTCTGAGGTACGCAGCACATCGACAACCGCTTGCACTGCTTCGATCATGTAGCCCTGAATCAATTCCAGGGCTGCTCTCGGCAGAGCCGAGCGAAGGGCTGCAATCTCTTCGGAGATTTCCGGAAGGCTCAGGATTTCACGAACCTGCGCTCTTGAAATTCCGATCACCTTGCTCATCTGCGTTTGCGAGTAGCCCGCCACTTTCAGGATCACGACCATGTTCTTGACGTGCGGAATTTCAGACGGAAGCAGGTTGGCATTCCGCGTAATGTTGATCTTGTATTTGCGCCGGATGCGATCTTGCTCGCGACGTGCATCGGCTGCACGGCGATCAGGTGTTGAAGCTCGTCTCACGCTCATCTCCGAATCACGTTGGAATTCATTGCTGACGAAATCATAGATGGAACGTAGAGCGGCGGCTTGATCTGTGCGGCAACTGTGGCGAACATTCCTGCGTGGTGCCAGTGGTCGGGATTCTTGTTCTTCTTCCAGCGAGCAACAATTGTTCCCCTGGTGTTTTCCTCTTCGACCCGCACCATCTGCATTTGCTGGTGATAGAAGCCGTTGAAATCCTTGCGCGGCATCTCCTCGCCTAGCTCTCTTGCGTCGATGGGAAGAATTGCTTTGCCGTCGATGTAATCGGAGACAAACGTGTCGAGCGCCATCGTCTTGTCGATGTTCACCCGTGCAGCCTCACCTTGGCGCACCGGATGGAACATTGCCATCTCCGAAGCCTGCTCGCGATCATCGGAGAAGCCAATTCTCAGACGGCCGTGGTATTTCATCGCCAGGTCGTGTGCCTTCGACTTCTCCGGATGCGCGTCGATAATTCCAACCCAGGAGACAAGTCCTTGGAGAAACTTGTCAAGCTCGTCCCACTTCCTGAAAATTTTGACATTCCAAAGCATCTTGCGGCCGTGGGGATCGAAGTGCCAGCACCAAACATGAATCAACGTGCCAATGTCGATCCCGATTGCCAGGTACGAATTCGGAATCCCACCCATCCTGTATCCCGGCTTGCGACAGGCATCGAGCAATTCCAGCGTTACCCGGTCGCCCTTGGCAGAGAATGCGCGACCCATGTTCTGCTGGTAGAACGAGCGCAGCTTCCGAATGTCGCGATCCCCGAGGAAATAGTCCTTCATAATTTCTTCGAGGCGCTGAGTGGGAGAGTTGAACTGCGAGATGTGATAGCCGCGTAATTTCCCGGTCGGATTGAACGGAGTCCAGCGACCGAGCGCATTCATCTCCGGGCGCTCTTTGTCCTTGATCCGCCGGTTGCAGTACGCGCATTCCAGAACGCAAGTGTCGGCCGAGTCTCCGAGCTTCAGGTTGCTGTAATCCAGATCAGGCTCTTCGAAATTCAAGACCTGAAATCTCCCGCAGCCTGGGCACGGTACTTCCCAGCGGTGTTGATCGGATGAATCCCAAGCGTCCTCCGCATAGACGCCGTAACCCTCAACGGTCGGAGTGGAAAGCACGATCAATTTCTGAACAGTGGAACCGTCCATGCGGTGTCTCGCATCGGACAGGTTCTCCTCGACCATGCGGTCACGCTCGTCCCACATCTCGAAGTCAACTGGAATTTCCTGAAGCTCTCTGGCGATGTTCGTGCCACGGACGTAGAGGTTGACTCCCTGGGTGGACTGTTTGTGCAGCCGGTTGTCAACCGACGAGAATTTTTCAGAGAGAAACTCGTTCGACTCGATCACCGGATCGATACGAGCCTGGACGAAAGGAATTGCACCCGTCTTGATCGGCAAGAGGTAGAGGCCATTCCATCCCCGCTCGACCACGTTGTGCAGAGACTTGGTTACGAACGTCACAGTAAATGCCATCTGTGCTGCCTTGGGAATTATGATTTCGGGACTGTAATCCCTGATCACCTGGCGCACATACTCCCTGCCCTCCAAGGAGAAAGGACGGGCATCTACTCTCAGCCGCATTTGTATTGCCCACTCGTCCGGCCGAGCGAGTGAGCGAATGCCGCTCAGACTCCGCTTCGACTTGGCGGATTTCTGTTTCGTTATGAGAGATTTCTGCTGTGTAATTCCCGGCATGTGAAATGTTCCGCTCGTAAACAAACAGAAGGCTATAGCCGAATTGATTCAGGAGCAAAAAGAGAGCCGGTCTGAGCACCGGCTCTCCTGTCCAATCAGCCCGAATGTCACCGGCTGCACCAAGGGAAATGCACCCGGCAGGACGCACTATAGAGGCTCGCTAAGTCACCTTCGGCGGCTCTGAATTGTCGTCCTTGTTCTTCTTCTTGTAGATGTACCAGCCCACCGTTGAAATCAGGGCAATTGCTACACCCGCCGGTATAGCAATGTAAACATCTGTGGGCAAATCGGTTGCAGCAAACAGGAGATTCATCCGAGCTTCGCCCCCTTCCTGAAGACGGAATTCACCTTTTCAGTGATCGTCTTGCCGGTGCCGTGATCCTCAGCGTACTGAAGGAAAATTCTCTCGCCCTCTTTCTTTCCATACTGCTTGACGAAGCGGCCGTATGCCTTCTGTGCTCCCTCTGACTGGGCTGAAATTTTAAACGGGAGGCTCACTGGGCAGGCCACTCCTTTGTGATTTCATCTTCGGGGGGAGTCGGCGGAAATTTTACTGGGGGAAGACCCTCCTTGCTATTACCGACTCTGAAACCGAGGAAGGCTCCAAGAATTCCGAAGATACCGGCGAAGGCTCCGAGTAGCACCTGTGTCTCGTTCTCGGTCAGGGTCGAAGCACCACGGCCATTCTTGATCGCACTCCAAACAATTCCGGCAATCAGAATGACGATTGCGAGTGAGACTCCTGACGCTAGAATTACAGCTACCCAGTCTCCTGCACTGAACTTTCCGTTGCGCTCCCTCACCGGCTCTCCCCCTCTATCGGATCACGAAGGGGAGAGCTTACCTACGCCTCCTCCTGCGGGTGAAACGAGCACCCTTGGAATAGATCGAATTCGCCTTGGCTGCCCTGCTCATTCCCCGCTTGCCGTACTTGTTCGATTTCGCGTAGAAAATTGACGTGCCCTTCTTCGCACCGTATCTCTTCTTCATCGCGCTCAGTGCTTTTCGTGATCCCTTGGAGTAGGCTCGCTTTGGCATTTCATCTTTCCCATCTCCGCCCTCGCGTCGAAATTCCACTTGACGTAGCCGTTCTTGTGCCAGCCATCATGCCCATGTTTCTCGGTGCAGACAAGATGACCGTCAGGAGAAATGGTAGCTCCGCATCTCATGAAGCAACCTTTGCAAGCCACGGTTCAATTTCAGAGGCAAGCTCTAGAACGTCGGCGGCAAGACGATCCCTGGTTCCGAGCCTGCCGCGATGAGCACTGCGAGCTTCGACAAGATACTCCTGCGTAATTTCAATTATTTCACGCAGGCGTTTGAGAGCATCCTGCTCGTTCGTCTCACTCATCGCACCGACAAGCGCAACAATCGCCAGCTTGTCTCGCCGAAAGCGATGTAATTCTTCGATGAGTCCTTCAGTCGATAGAGGCATTGCGTTTCACCACGAACCTTTGATATGCAGTTCGGCGGCAACCGGAGGCATCATTACAGAAGAGCCGAAGCTTCTCGTCCTCCTGATTCGTGTTCACTAGTAATTCCATACCGCCTCCCATGAGCGGACGACCACAGAGCGCACAATATAATTGTCCTACTGGGACAGGAGGAATGCTGCACGATTTCGGGAACCGACAGCAATTCGGATTGTACGCTCCGTTCTCAGCTTCGGGCCAGTTGGCAAGACAGATCGCCCGCTGTGTTTCCTGCTCACTCATGGCAATTTCCTCAATGCTTCACGGCTCACGTCGGTTGCGATCTTCCGAGCTTCATTCATTTTAATTTCAAGTGCATAGAGAAAGAGCGGAATATCGACAACCTGATTCAAGCGGATTTTCTTCGCACCGTCCTCTATCTCTGTAATTAGCTGGGTGAAGCGCTTGGCCCGTTCGTCAGTCATGGCTTCTTCGGCCTCGGCCTGTAATCCCGGTCGTGCTCTTCGGTGATGAACGTATTTTCCAGCGCATTGCTGAATTCCTCGTTTATCTCGTCTTCGCTCAGACCTTGTGACTGGCAGATTTCAATTGCCGAGACGAAGTGATTGTAGACCTCGTTCCACTTCTCGTCACTGAGCGGCATCTTCGCCTGCCGCATCCCGGACAACATCGTCGTGCTCCTCGATTTCAGGGGCCGCGTCCAGCAACGCGGTGAGGGCAACGAGGGTGTCCGCGTCGATATCGATTTCATCCGGGATGAACGTAATCCTTGCAACCGGGTTCTCGCCGTTGACCATGACGAGATTCAATTCCGTCACAAGGTCAAGCTCCAAGCCGTTCAAGGAAATGCTGAAATTCTCGGGGTTCCACTTGATCACGTTCTCTACGTCGTCGGCCTTGTATTCAACCTTCAGTCTCATCGTCTTCCTCCAAGTTGAGATGAAATTTCATGACCATCCTGCCTTTGTAGCCTGTCTCGGACTTCACAGTTATATCTTGTGTGCATTCCCACTCACCGTACTCGACCTGATCGAGCACCCGCATGATCCGCGAGACAGCAATAAGCATCTCGTCAATTACATCCTGCTGGGTATTCCCTTCCGACTCGACACGAAATCTAGTGATCATTTCGGCTCC